GTTAATTCGAGCTTCTTCAAGGATAATTCGACAAACATCACGGTGAACAACACATCAAACCACTTAGCATTGTTCCGGGAGAATTTAAAACTATGATAGAAACAGAATGGCAGCTAAGGCATATAAGTAAGAAGGACTTCCAGGAGTTTTATCCTCAAGCGAGTGTGGAGCTCTTTGAGAGTAAACCAGAGACAGACGACGAGTTATTTACGATATTCTTACCGTCAAAGCTATGGAGATAAAATAACCTCTACACTATAGTTGATAAAATAGGTATTAAACGTAAGTTTGAGATGAACTTCAGTCAGTGGTATTTTTACAGTAGAAAGGTTAAACATCCTAGAAATATTATCCTTAAGTCACGTCAGCAGGGAATATCCACGTTGGTTCTTATAGATTTCTACGATGATATGCACATCATACCTAACTTATCTGTAGGAATGATGGCACAAGATGTATCAGCTGCTACAAAACTCCTAGAAAGGGTTAAGATACTTGAGAAGGAATTAGACCCAGCTGTTAAAGCATTCTTGGGTATTGAAACGACCAAGGATAATACAGAAGAATTAGGGTTCTCCAACGGAAGCACGATGTACATAAGGACATCTTTTAGGTCTGCAACGTTACAGAGGTTACACGTATCTGAGTATGGTAAGATTGCAGCGATGTATCCTGAGAGAATTAGAGAGCTAAAAACAGGAACACTCCAAGCTATTGCACCTATTAATCCTGTAATTATAGAGTCAACTGCTGAAGGGGATAATGATTACAAATCAGTATGGGATAAATCAGTAATAGCTGAGAAAGTAGGACTCGGACCACTTGATTTTCAGCCAACATTTCTTAGTTGGGTACAGGACCCGGACTGTAATTTAAACTTTGAGAAGCCTATAACACCCCAAGCTGAATTATATTTCAACAAACTCCCGTATAAACTGAGTCAAACACAGGAATGGTTTTGGTTATCTAAGTTTGAAGAATTAGGTAAAGACATATATCAAGAATATCCAGGTTTACCTGAGGAAGCATTTCTGTCAAATGTTGAAGGTTCGTATTATCAAAACGAGTATAAGAACCTAAAGATAGGAAGTAACCTCTACGTACCTGATTTAAAGGTTCACTTAGCTGTAGACTTAGGTATGAATGACGACTTTCCTATAGGTTTCTTCCAAGTATGGCCAACAGGACAAGTAAAGTTTATAGGTGAGTATGTATCTAACAACAACGGACTAGAACACTACGCAAATGTACTTCTACACTTAACTAAAACACGAGGATGGGTATTCGGAAGTACATATGTACCTCACGATGTTAAGGTTCAGGAGTTAACATCAGGTAAAACACGATGGGAAACGATGAAACGATTAGGATTTAGACCAATCCTTGTAAAAAAACATAAGTTAGCTGATGGTATTGAAGAAACACGACAATTTCTTAAATGGGTAGAAATAGATGAGGACTGTACGATGATACTCTCAGCTATACAGAACTATAGGAAGAAGTTTGACAAGAAATTAAACCTATATTTAGATGAACCTTTACACGATATTCACTCACATCCAGCAGATATGATGAGATATGCAGCAATGGGGTTAAAATATTCAAGGGTTACAGATTTATATGTTAAAAATCCTTATCAATCTCAAGCCCCTAAAGTCTATAATTTTGGGGCCTCATATAATAATCAAAATTTTGATGTTTAAGAAAACTTTAAGAATTATTTAGATATAATAAGGTATACAAACCATGAAAGGACATGTATGAAGGATACTCCAGCTGAAATTGCTGCTATCCAACCAAGTGAAGGTTCGGATACTCAGCAAACTACACAACCAGAGGTTAACTGGGAAAAAAGATACAAAGATACACAATCTGCGTATACAAAAACCAGACAAGAGTTAGTTGAGTTAAAGGCTCACGTTGATGTTTTAAAGAGTCAAGGTATGACTCCGGTACAGATTGATGCTACACTTAAAGAGGAATTAGAAGACCTTAAGTATTCTAATCCTGAAGAGTGGAGACGAAAGATGAACCAAATTGAAACTGAAAGCCATTCAAAGATTTCATCAGCTGTAGCTGATAAAGTTAAAGAATACTCCGAATTGGAACAAAGAGAAGCTATGTTGGAAGCATTTAAGGAGAGCCATCCTGGGTTTGAGCTCACAGATGATGATGTTCCTCCCCGAATTGCTAAGAAACTGGCGTCAGGTAGTATTAGATTTGATGAGTTCTTAAACGAAGTCTATGAGTATATAACTACTCCTAGGATTGTCGGAACTCCGAATAAGACTTTGGACCAACCTGATTTAGGCAAAGCAGGCGGTGGAGCAACACCTTCCCTATATGCTGAAGTTCAGGATATTACGAAGTCATACAAAAACGAAGTTTATTAACATAAGGGGTAAAAATGGGTACAGGTAAAGTTCCTTACGGTTCAGACTTAATCCGCAAAAAGTGGATGCGAGAAGGTCTTATCCAGAACTCTGCAACATCTTTCTGGTCAGCTTACAAAGGTACATCTAAAGATAGTATCATTATGCAAGCTAACCTTGAGTCAGCAGATACTGGACATACAGTAGTATTTGACATGGATGGAAATCTTTCTGGTAAGCCAGTTAAAGGTAACACCACTGCAAAAGGTACTGGTGAGCAAAAGAAAAAGTTTTCAGACAAAGTAATTGTTGAAGATTACAGATATGTAGTTGACAATGGTACTAAGTTTGACGGAAAAGAAATCGGTGACTTATCTATTAATGAGCACTCAGACTCTAGAAACAAGTTAGCTGATTTATGGGTTCGTTCTTCTGACCAAGCATATTTTGACTTAGGTCAACAAGGTGCACAATATGGTATTGATTTAGGTTCTACATTTACATTTGACCAATTCTTAGATTTGGAAGAAGTAATTAAAGAGGGCTCCGGATTTACTACTACACCTGGTGGAATTACAACACGTATGCCTTTGCAACCATTCATGCTTGCTGATGGTAAACCAATCTGGTTGTTTGTAATTGATGTAGCTATGAAAAACATGTTGTTGAAATCTTCAGGTGCTCAACAAATGTTTAGAGAAGCAGATGTTAGAGGTAACGAAAACAGATTGCTTAAAGGTGTAATCGGTAAAGTAGGAAACTTTATGGTTGTTGAAGCTAATAGCTTCTTTGGTTCTACTTCTGGCTCAATTCTTAACTCTGCTGGTTATTATAACTTTGACCAAACAGGTGTTGAGTTTGCAGGTCTTCGTAAGTTTGACGTAGATACTTCAAAATGGACAGGTGAAGTTGGCTTCGATAGAGCTAATACACTTAAATCAAGAGGTATTATCTTAGGTGCTGGTGCATTCCAACTTGGTATGGGTAAAATGCCAGACTATAAATACGAAGCTACAGACTTTGAGAAATTCTCTGAGTCAGCAATGGAAGTATGGTGTGGAGCTAAAAATACTCAACTCTTGGCAGAGAATGGTGATTATGCAATGGCTAAAGTTGCTGGTTACAATTATGGTAGCGTCTTTGTTGACGTCCAAGTTCAAGCGTAAGGGGTATTAAATGGCAGATTTAACTTTTTCTGACAAGAATAACCAGAAGAAAACAATTAGTGTATTTGCTTCAGGAGTTATTGCTACTACAGCAACAATGTCTGAAACATTATTTACGCTACCTGCAAAATCTTTGGTTAAAGATGTTTATGCAATTATTGAAACAGCTTCAGGAACAGCAACTGATACAGTTGATGTTAAAGTAGGTACAACAGTGGTTGCAAATGAGGTTGTTGTAGGTGTCCTAGGTGTAGCATCAGGTACTATTGCTAAAGGTTATTTTCCTTTAGGTGGTTCTGTTACAGTTGTAGCAGGTGCTGATGCTCCAGGAACATCAGGTAGAATTAGAATTGTAGTTGAGTATATCGAAGTTGAATTAACTAACGGTACTTATACAGACTGATTTTAGAGGACTCTTAGGAGTCTTCTATAAACTAGTTTATTATAAAGGGTTATCATGGCAACCAGGGTTGAAGAACTTATAACCAGAGTTAGAGATATATTGTCTGACCCAGGTGCTGATAGATACTCACACGAAATACTTATGAGATATCTAGCATCAGGTGTTAATGATTTCTTACTACGTACAACATGCTCCAAATCAATATTATACATAGCTTTAGAAAATAATGTGGCAGTATATAAAATCCAAGATTATTCACAAAAGATATTAAGAGTTGAATTTAAAGGTAAAGCATTAGTTGTTAAGACTTCCACAGATATGGATGCTATAAACTCTTCATGGCAAGATGAAGAAGCTTTAGAACCAAGGTATGTTGTATTTGATAATTTACCGCTTGGAGCATTTAGAATATATCCAAAAGTTACTTCATCTGGAATTATTCCTGTAACAGCTAATAGTCCATATGGTGGGCTTATAGATATAGATGCTACAGATGAACTCTTTAATTTACCTTCAGCTGAAGATATTGAGCAGACCATACCAGAATATTTTACAGTGGTGTACGTTAAAAAACAGACGCCAATTGCCTTAGACTCCTCCTTGTTTATAGATAGCATGTATGACGATGCACTAGTGTATTATGTATCTGGTATGGCCTTAAGAGCAGATGCTGATACTCAAAATAGAGCATTTGGAAATGAGCAAATCAATATGTATGACTCATATGTAAGGTTAGCTTCAGTAAATGAGTCATTAAATAATAATACTTTGACTCCAAGAACAACAGAATATAAAGGCTTCGTATGAAAGTAAACTTAAATAGACAATTATTAGGCTTAGAAGATTTACTATTTGGTGCTGGAACAGTATCCCAGATAAGAGGCGGTCAACCAGTAACTATCACTAAAATTAATGCCTCAAATCTACCATTTGGTATAGGTGATGAAACTTTTATTGAAGTACTTGAGGGTTATATATCTGATGCTCAAGCTCAAGCTCAAATAGCGACAGATGCTGCTAATAGCATTACTTCACTTACAGTTATAGGTGTGCCAGGCTTGGCGGCTGATGCGACGTATGATACATTAACTAATACTATAACATTTACATTACCTAAAGGTGATACTGGTGATAGTATTACTTCAGTGTCATCCTCTAAAGCAGGAGATACAACTACAGTTGAGGTGTATGTTGAAGGAGTATTAGCTAACTCTTTTGATATTCTAGATGGTGATAAGGGAGATACTGGGGATAGTATAACCGCCGTAACTAGCTCTAAAGTTGGTAAGACCACAACAGTTGAGGTATATGTCGAAGGGGCTTTAGAAAATACATTCACAGTATTAGACGGCAACGATGGCACAGGTATAGGAGATATGCTTAAAGCTACTTATGATACTACAGGTAACGGTATTGTAGATGCTTCTGAAACTGCCCCATGGTCAGGTATTTCAGGTAAGCCGGCCACTTTTCCACCAGAAGCTCACTACCACGATGATAGATACTTTACAGAGACTGAAATAACTAGTACATTAACTGGATATAGTTTAACTAGTCATTCACATACTAAGACAGATGTAGGCTTATCAAATGTAGACAATACAAGTGATGCTAATAAACCTGTAAGTATTGCTACACAGACAGCTCTTAACCTTAAAGCAGATACAACAGCTTTGACAACGAAGCAAGATACTTTAGTTAGTGGAATAAATATTAAAACACTAGGCGGAAGTAGTATCTTAGGTAGTGGTGATATTGAAATTACTGCATTTTTACAAACATCCTTAGAAAAAATAGACAGAGCATCAAATACATCATTAATAAATACTGATACTGGAAAGTTTATCAATATAACTAGCGGAACATTTACTCAAACATTTAGCTCAGTATCTACACTTGGTAATGGATGGTTTTGTTATATAAAAAACAGCGGTACTGGAGATATTACACTTGACCCAGATGGAAGTGAGCTTATTGATGGATTAACTTCATATGTGATGTATCCTAATGAAGTAAGACTCATTATGTGCAATGGAACAAGCTTATCATCAGTCGTACTGAGCGCATTTTATAAAGTGTTTACCTCTAGTGGAACATTTATTAAACCTCCTAATTATAGTAAGTTTAATTTAGAACTATGGGGTGGTGGTGCAGGGGGTGGCACGGGTGTTAATTCATATGGTGGTTCAGGCGGTGGCTACACTGGATGCTATTTAAATTCATCAAATATACCCGTTAGTGTGAGTGTTTCTAT